AACTATATCACCACATAACCTTGCACTATCTTGACTTGTGCTATACCTATCTGCAAAACTTCCGTCTGCAATACCTCTTTGATTACAAAAAGAATATCCTGTTTCAAAAGTACTACCGCCGTCATTAGATAATCTATATCCCAATTCTGTTTGACTTCCAAAGTGTATATCGTTAAAAGTAAAGAAATGAACATTATATAAACTTTGATTTAAATTACTAAATGTACAAGTAGCACTTGATACTGTCTGCGTTTGTATTAATTCTAAAGATCCAACAGTTGTAAATTTATTCTCTAAATCTAAATTATAAATATCTATAGGATCAAAAATTCCTTTATTGTCGCCATAACTTTGAGTTGGTGCTTCAGGGATATATCCAAATTCACTCATAATTACACCACCTTATATAAGGTAAAAGTTCCTGCTGTTATATTTCCACTACCCATAAAAAATTGTATTCCATCACTTGCACTTGCAACTGTGTGAACAATACCACCTGCAATACCTGTTAATCTTGGATTGTGCGACCAATTTACTTCTTCCTGTGTTAAAAAACTATATTCTGAACTTGAATTAAAATTATATAAATATAGTATTCCATTACTTGCCTCGCCTGTTCCTGTTCCGATACTGTCTTGACCTACAAAAGTTAAATTTGCTTGTGCATTGTTAAAAAACGAGGTACTACCATACATCATTTTGCTTGCAAAATCATAATTAGCAGTAACATCTGCACTTCCACCTTTAGTTATTCTTAATCTATTTTGTTGTGTATCAGTTGCACATTTCCAATTATCATAAGATACCATATAAACATCATCAGTATTTATTCCTGTTAATTCAACACTAGCTACTGCACTTGTTACTGTATTTGTTGCTACTTGTACTAATCCCATTAGCTATCAACTCTTAATCCATAAGTTTTAACTGAACCACTTGCAAATGGTCTTGAACCATTATTGTCTATTACTTGAAAACCTGTCATACTTGCAGTTTGTGTTAAAATACCAATACCTTTCATAGCAATTTTTAAACCTGCTGAAGCCACCATACTTTGATATAAAGCAAAGGTATAACTTGAACTAGAAAATGGATTAAATATATATGAAACTTGTCCATTTTCTTCGGGTGCTTGGTCAACACTTTCGCCAAAAAATCTATATAGTTCAGTATCCCCTGTGGAATTTTGTTCTGTAAAACTTGCATCAGCTCTCATTATTTGATGTGCATATTGATAATCACTAGAACTAACAACACTTCCACCAGAATTTATAAATCTTAAATCTGGGTCTGTTTGTGTAGTTCCTACTGTTGAAATACCATTAGCAACAATTTTATAAATATCAAAATCAGCAGAAAATACATTTTCAATATTTACTGTTGATACCCCACTTGTTATTGTGGTTTCATTAATTAATCTTAGGTTACTCATATCTGTTTAATCCCATAAAGTGTCATAGTAAAACTATCAAAATCGCTATCATCATTAACTAATACTCTTATTCCATCAACTACACTTGTCTGTGGTAATACACCACCACCAAATTCCATTGAAGCACTACCTGTAATATTACAAACAATACTGTTATAAGTCATAAAACTGTATTTGCTTGCATTTCCTAAATTATAAAAGTAAGCATAAGAATTAGCTTTTTCCCCTGTAGCATTACCACCTGTATTATCACACAATCTCAGTTCATCAGCACTAGTACTATTTACTTCTACAAAACTTCCATCTGCTTTACCTACTTGACAAGCTCTTTGATAAACACTTGCAGTTTCTAATACACCACTTTCAAAAAATCTACAAGTCATTCTTTTGTTATCACTAACATTTCCACTATTTTGCATTTGTAAATAATGAACATCATAAACATTTTCTTTAATAGAAGTAAAATCAACTGCTGAAACTGTACTTGAATAGGTTTGACTTTGTATAAGCTCTAATGAGCCACCCCAACTACCATCTTTGGTTAATTGCAGTATTTCACTCGGATTATATAAACCAATATTCTTTTTTACATTATTTGGTTGAGTACCTATGTAGGCCATAAATTACCCCTTTAGGTTTGTTTCAAATAAGCTAAATTAAAATCCACACTTGAAGCTGCACTTGCAAGTCCTTGCATTGTGTCGCCTGTTTCTAATACCATTTTAGTACTCATTGTGATCGTAGTTCCAAATGGAAGTGAAACATCATTTAAGACTTTTCTTAATGATCCACCAGATTTGGTAATACTTAGATCAACAGTAACATCTGCACTAGAGCCACTTATATTAGATAAAGTTAATCCAATAACAGTTTCAGTTGTGCTTGAAGCTACTGCGTCTAAAATAGCTGTGCTACCTGTTCCTAGAACACCTTGTACTGAATGTAATGTATCTGCCATATTTTATCCTTTCCTAACTTAGTGCTATTACTAAACCTAATGAAACACCACCAGCTAATCCTGCAATATCCCCTGCTGTTGTTTTCTTTAAATTATTACTGTCATCTATATCTGCAATTAAGATTACATCTCCACTAGCTACTGTAGCTGAAGTTGCTTGTGTTGGTGCTACTAATAAAGTTGAAGAAAAAGCGCCTGAAGTAGCAGTTGCACCACCTGATAATCCTGAAGTAGATCCAGTTGTAATTGTTACGCCTGTAATGTCGCCGTCCCCTATATAAGAAGCCCAACTCGATCCGTCATAATAGGTTAATGTATTAGTATCTTTTAAATAAGCGAACATTCCTTCTTCTGGCGAGCTTATTGCAGAGCCTCTAGCAGAGCTATCTGCGAAAGTCATTATTACTTGCTCTTGTACATAATTATTAAAATCAGAAGCTGATACTAAATCTCCTGTTGTCCAGACCTTAAATCCACTTGGCATTTTTATTCCTTAAAATTGTTGTTTCTATAATCATAGCACTAAGTATAAGCGAAACGAGTACCCTCGCCAATTTTTGCTTGGCCCATAACCCAACCAGAAGATCCAGCAGGGCTTAAAGAAACTGTATATTTCCAAGTTTGATTGCCACTGCTAATTGAGTGATCAATGCTTTCTATCCAAACTTCATCAGAAAAAGTTGATCCATTTGGATTAGTTACGTTTACTTTTACTCTATCTCCAAAGCCTAAACCTAATACTTTAGGCCAAAGTGTTACATCATCTCTTGGATTTATAGTTAAAGTATCTATTCTTTCAATAGGTAAAGCTGTTTCACTTAATTTTTGCTCAATTATTGATTTAACATTAGCATCAGAAGTATTTTTAGTAGTTTCAGTAGAAGTTTTAGCAGTATATCTGCTTACACTATCTGCGTCAGCTACATATTGAGCGCTTCCTCCTGTTCTTGTCCATTCATAAACATTTAATACTTCGTTTGTATCAAAAGAAGTAACAACGTCAGTATATGGTAAATTGCTACCAGAATTATCAAAAGTAGCTTGTACATCAGTAGCTTTTGCGTTTGATAGTTTATAATTTCTATTTCTGAATGTCGCTTTGCCGTCTGGAGCCATGAATAGCTGTGCGTTTTCAGCTGTTTCACACTCTCTCATAGCAGTTAAAAGATTTGTAGTTACAGCTTGTTGTTGTATGTTTAAGGTCCCTGTATTAACATCTCTTAAAGCACTAGGAAAACCAATAGAATTTAATAATCTTGTAACCCTTACAGAAGTTAATTCAGCTGCGTCTGCATAACCTAATCTAGTAGAAACCCCTATTTCAGAGAAACCTACTTGTCCAATTTTCCAACCAACCGACTGAATTGTTTGACTTTGAAAAATTTTGAAAGCGTCAACAGCTCTAAAAGTTACAACACTGTCTGCACCTAAAGCAGGATAACTTACTGGTATTTGATCTAAAAATCCATAATATAAATCATAATTACTGCTGTCATAAGTTGCTTTAACTCTTACAGGCTTTAATGGTTGAATTTTAGTTCTGGCATTTGCGCTGTCGTAATAATGAGTAGTTTGAGTTGGATTAAATCTATTATCTGCGTTACTTAAAAGCAGTTCACAAGATCCAGCAACAAATTGGCCTAATTCATTACTTCTTCCTCGTCTTATATTGATCCCTCTTACATAACTAGAAACATCTGTAAAAGTTATTGAACTGTCAAAAGGCTCACTATCAAATCCTATCTCAACAGTTAAAGTAACATTACTATCAAACGCTACGGACATTAGATTAGTACCTTAATACCACGCCTTTGAGCTTGTATCATAGCACTTGCAACAGCAGTAGATATTTCATCACTGCTTGATAAAGCGCCACCTACATTTACCACTATAGAATTATTAGTATTTGTGATCACACCGTTAGCGTCCATTGTACCAAATCTTCCACCACCAGAGCCAACAGGACTAGAAACATCTCCTGGATCTAAAGAGCCGTCCTCACTAAAAGTTTCACTTTTTGCAGGTGGCATACTTGGTGGCGCAGATGATCCTGTACTACTTGTTCCACCTCTAACAGCATTAAGTGCTTTATAATATCCAGCTACTAAACTATCAAAACTTGCTATACCCATATCTGCAATTTGTTGCATAGCCAAACCAAAACTTTTAAGGTCTTTTTGGTCAGCAAGTGCGTCATCTAATTCTTTTTTAGCTAAAGCCATTTTCATAATGTTTTCAGGTGTATCAGCAGTTGCTTCATTTAATTCTCTATTAGCTTCAGCTAAAGCTAATGTTGCTTGTTCTAAGTCTCTTTCAGCACTTAATACGCCCTCTTGTGCTCTCTCTAAATCTCTTTGAGCAGATATTTCTTCATGTGTTGCAGAAATACTAGCTACTCTTAACTCTTCTAATTTTCTTTTGGCAAGTTCAAGTTCTTTTTCTTGAAGTGTATTTCTTTCTTCTTGTTCTGTTAATCTTTTAACAGCTTCTTCTTGTCTTAATATTGCTATTTCTTCTTCTAGAGTTACTTGTTTAGAAATTTCTTTTTGTTTATTTAAAGCTGTTTCTGCTTTAAGTACTTTTTCTCCTGCAAGTCTTACTTTTGTATCTGCTTCAATTTTTTTAGCTGCTAACTTGTTTCTTGCTTTTTCTAAATCAGCAATATTTTCGTGTATATCTTCAATAGCCTGCATAGCATTTATAACTCTGCTTAAAGTAGGTATTGCGTTTTCTTTACGCTCTTTATTTAAAGCTGCTTCGGCTTCGTCTAATTCCTCAACTGAATCAGTTAATCTATCAACTGTGTCTTTAGACATAGCCCATTCAACTTCTAATCTTTCAGCATTTCTTCTTGCGTCTGTTTGTGTTATATTAAAATCTCGTAAGGCTTTATCTACATCAAAATAAGTTTTTCCTATATTTTGCCTTCTTACTTTTTCTTGTGCTTGTTCATAAGCTTCTACTAAAGTTGTTTGTTGTTTAAAAGCTGGATTTAGATAACTTAAAACTTTAAGTAACCCGTCAAAACCTCTCATTAAGTCTTTAACATCATCAGGTGCTCTACCACTTATTACATCTAAAAAGGCATTAGTGGCTTTTATTGCGTCTAACATAGCAGGCTCGTATTGTTCTACAATAGCTAAACCGAGATCAATAAATTTATCTTTCGCCAGTCCTAATTGTGCTTTTAAACTCTCTAATTGTTTGTCAGCAACTTCTTCAGTGATCCCTGCACTATCTCGTAAAGCTTTTTCATATTCTCTAATTTGGTCGCCTGCGCCACTTAATATTTTTACAGCGTCAGCAACACCACGATTAAGTCCTAATTGATCTAAAGTAGCTGCTTTCATTTCGTCGGACATAGGGCCTAATACAGCGTCTAACTCTTCAATAATGTCTGCTACGTTTTTCATGTTGCCCTGTGCGTCAAACATTTCTAAACCTAAAGCTGCAAATTCATTTTTATTTTTAGCTGTTGCTCTTGGTATATCTCTAAGAACTTGGTTAAGTTTATCTCCTGCTTCTGCACCTTTTACACCTCTATCAGCAAAAGCTGCTAATACGGCAACACCCTCTTCTATATCTTTATTTACTACCTTTAAAGCTGCACCTGCTTTTGTAGTTAATGCTTCAGAGAATTGTTGGACAGAAGCGTTTGCTAATGTGTTCGCTTTTACTAATACATCTGTAACTCTTGTTAAATTTTCTAAGTTTTGCCCTGCGTCTTTAACTGTAAGCCCCAAAGCTGATTGTGCGTCTGTTGCTAAGTCAGTAGCAGTAGCCATATCAAACATACCTGCTTGAGCAAATTTTGCTACTTGTGGTAAGGCAGAAATAGATTGTTCAGCATTTAAACCTGCTGATGCTAAAAAGAAATAGGCTTCAGCTGATTGTTCGGCCGAAACTGCTGTTACAGAAGCAACATCTCTCGCTGTTTGAGCCATTGCTTTTTGTTCTGCAACACTTGTCTGCATGATTGCAAGTGATTGCACCATTTTATCATTAAATTTTATATATTCGCTTACAGCAACAGACAAACCTTTAGCTAAAGCTATACCAATAGCAACGCCTGCAATTTTTGCAAATTTAGCTAATTGTGCTAATTTACCTGCTGAATTTTTTGAAGAGTTGCCTAAATTATTTAATTGCTGTTTAGCAAGTTGAGCCCCTTTTGTAACTATATTTAAAACTACATCAGAACTTGCCATTATTTATTCCTTTTATTAGCTTCTGCTTGTGCCATTGCTACGTTCTCATCATTCATTTTCTTTTCCCAAATATAATAAGCTATCCAATTATTATATTCTAATGAACTCATTGTAGTCGTTAATTCCGCAACAGTCATGCCTAAGTCTCTAGCTAATCTATGTTGGAAAGCTAGATCGTGATTAGTCTTGAAATTGATCTGCCGAAACAGAGCCTCCAATACCATTTAGCGTATTTATTTCTAAGAATATATTATCAATTATTGCACTATCTTTTTTATACAATTCATCTATATCTTTATCAGATAATTTGGGATCAATAATACAAGCTTTTAATAATTCTTTTTGATAATCAAAAGCGTCAGTTTCGTTAGCTTCAACAATTCTACCTAATTCAATTTGTTTTGCTTTGCTTATTCCTTGTAGCTCAATAGAATATCCCCATTCCTTAATCTCGTAGATTTTAGTAGGAACATTAGGAAGTTCTTTTATATCTTCTAATTTTAATTTTTTCAATATAATCTCCTATATAACTTAAATTAAGTTTAGTAGAAATTAATTTTAATGTGTACCGCGAGTAACTGCACCAGATACTTGCAAATCTGCTGAATAACCAACAACATCACCGACAGGGCTTGATATTGCGTAGTTTGTCAATATTGCCTCGCCTGTGTACTTAACTTTACCTGAAGCAGTTCCCTCTGGGGAATACTCAAAAGATAAAGTTGCTGATTGTCCAACAACTGCGCCAAATATTGCGTCTGCTGTTGCGTCCCAAAGACCAGTTAAACCCATAGTAGAATCTTTCAATCCAACTATGTAAGTTTTATTACTAGCTCCTAGTACGCTTGTTTCAGCAACATCTGCTGTTTCTGGAAAGTCCACATTATTTACATAAGCTGAAATATCAGTAAGCGATCCAGATGCGTTATCTAGTTTAAATACTGAACTTTTACCATGTACAAATGCCATTTTCTCTCCTTATCCATTTCGTCCAAAACCTACAATAGCATTTATTGTCGGTGTTGAACTTCCTCCGATAGTATTATAGACACGTATGTATCTATTTATCGTTGTTCCACTATCAACATACTTGACTTGTGAAGTCGCAGCTGTTGCTTGTGTGAAAGTTATTAAATCAACATAAGTAACGTTGTCTGCACTATGTTGAATTTTTACATCTCCTGTTGGGCTTGTTCCACTAACTGATGTAACTATTAAATAAGCCCCACAACCATTTGAAGTAGATGAAGCATTGTCTTGTGCGCTACCTTGTGCAGCTGTTGTAGTGAAAGCTGAAGCAGTCAATACTGTTCCGTTCCACATTCCCTCGTCTGGCTGAACGTCTATTGAAGTAGCAACTATATCGGCTACTGGACTTGATACGCCGTAATTTACTATATTACCTTGAGCAAAAGTTGTTTTATCTCCTGTGTCTAATCCGTCAATACCCATAACCAAATCAAAATCTGAGCCACCTAATAATGGTTGAATAACGCCGTCAGCTGTTGCGTCAAAAAAACCTGTTAAAGAAAAAGTTCCGTCTTTTTCGCCAGCTATATAAGTTTTATTATCATTTCCAAATGTTGTGCTTTCAGCTGTGTCTGCTGTTCGTGTTGCGTCTATGTTATTAAAATAAGAACTGTAATTACTTGAATTAACATAAATCTTAGTATCTTTTCCGTGTTTAAAAGCCATTATCTACTTCTACGCCTTCTTCTTCTTGTATTTCCAGAGCCGTATTTACCCATTATTCTTCCTCATCTTTCTTTTCATACCAAGCCTCATTTTCTGGTGTTGTAGGATCGTCAGCAATAAAATGTCCTTTTTCATCTCTAGCTCTTATTAGTTCCTTTTCTTTTTTCTCATCATATTTTTCTACAATGTTTTGTTCTTTCAACCATTTAAGACTTTTCTTTGGAACGACAGTATCATCTATTACAGATCCAGCTTCCAAATGTTCGTCTTTAATATCAAAACCAATATTTACTTTTAACTTCATGCTATTACTTCTACCTCAAATTCTACGCCTAAGTAATCTATATTATTAACAGTATAGACGCCATAATTGGTTGCTTCAACAACTCGACAAGATTGTGCTGAGCCGTCTAGCGTTTGATCACTTTCAACTTGAGCTTTAACTGATGAGGCCCCAGAGCTTGCTAAGTATGCGTCCAATGTTTCTTGGCTGTCCTGTGCGTCCACTCTAGACATATAAAGAAAGATAGGTATTGTGTACGTATCTGCACCTCTAGCCATTGAAGTATCATACTCAATGGATTGCACAACACCAACAACTGCTGTCGGTGGCTCTATACTGTCAGGAACATAGTTATAAACAATTAATGAGCTGATGTTTCCTAAATTTGTCCT